GTGGGTAAGCTGGGTTGATACACCACAAACTACACTACAAGAACTAGATGTTCTAGATAAGTTTGTGTTTGTTGGCTTCACCGCTAAAGGTATTTCTCCTCAAATTGCTACCCCTGTTGGACTCTTAGAGCCACACAAAATACAAGCAGCGTTAGCAGAAAGTATCTTGTTAGAGACACCACAAATTCCTGACTATAGACTGTTTCTTGAGTTACTTATTTTAGTACTCTCAGGCTTACTGACAGCCCTTGTAATCAATTATCTTGGTATCACTAAGGGCGTTAGTCTCTTTCTTGTTTTTGTAACAGGAGCAGGGTATCTTGAGTATCACTTTGTAACTCATAATTTACTCATAGATTTTACATGGAGTATGATAAGTATGACACTGATTGCTACCTTGCAGTTCTATTTAAATTTTAGAACTCAGTTTCAATTAAGACAACTTATCAAGAAACAATTTGAACACTATCTTGACCCAAGACAAGTCAAACGATTACAAGATAATCCAGAGCTTTTAAAGTTAGGCGGAGAAAGGAGAAGGTGTACGTTTTTATTTACAGACGTGAGAGGCTTTACAAGTTTGTCAGAGAGACTAGAGCCTGAAAAAGTAACAGAGATAATGAACAAGGCTTTAACCATTCAAGCCAACGCAGTGAAAGAGTACGGTGGCATGGTAGATAAATACATTGGTGATGCTATGATGGCAATCTTTAATGCCCCTATAGACTTAGCGAACCATGAGACCAGAGCCATCCAAACAGCCCTGAAAATAAAGGAAGATATGGCAGCAGCCAAGTTAGGAATTGAAATAGGTATTGGAATAAATACAGGAGAAGCAGTTGTGGGTAACATGGGAAGCGATACACGCTTTGATTACTCTGCAATTGGAGATGCCGTCAACCTAGCTGCTAGGCTAGAAAGCTCTACTAAAGAAGTGGGAGAAGACATTGTCATAGGGTATGAAACAATTAAGAACTGTGATATACCCCATAGAGAATTAGATTCTATCTTTGTTAAAGGAAAAGAAAAGCCCATTAAGATTTATACTATTTTAGAACATTAAGTTCTCGTTGAAAAAAAGAATGTAAGTCTCCAAGCTTAGTCTTCCCGTTACGTAAGATAGATTTTATTACATCTCTCTCATCTTTAGGGAAGATTTCATTTACCATATTCTCAGGTAGTATACTAAACTCTGTTATAATTTCATTGTTTCTGCAAAAGTTATTTTATCTTGTCTACCACGTAGACCTGCTTTCATGTAAGAGGTTGCACGACCTTCAAAGAAGTTCTGATGTTCAACACCCATGACTTCGTCCAACCAACCAAGGGGGTTCTCTCTTTGGTCATAGTTAGTTTTTAATCCAAGCTGAAGCAATCTTCTATCAGCTATGTATCTGTTGTAAGCATACATGTCTTTCTTTGTAAGTCCTTCAAGGTCTCCCATAGCAAACACTAAATCCAGGAACTTGTCCTCAAGGTCTACCATCTGTCTACAGATTTCATATAGCTCGGCTTTAAAATCATCTGTCCATATCTCTAGGTTCTCTTGAATGAATTCTCTAAACAACTTTGTCATGGCTTCAACATGCATGGACTCATCTCTAATAGAGTAAGTAACAATCTGTCCCATACCTTTCATACGTCCGAAGCGTGGGAAGTTTAACAAGATTGCAAAGCTAGAGAACAACTGTAGTCCTTCTGTAAAGGCTGAGTAGACTGCTAAAGTTTTTGCAATGCTTTTCTTATCAGCCTTGATAGTCTTGATGTTGTGTACATACTCATGCTTGGCTGACATCTCTTCATACTCTGCAAAGGCTTTGTATTCATTCTCAGGCATACCCACTGTATCAAGGAGTAAGCTGTAAGCATGTTGATGAATTGATTCCATGTTTGCAAACGAACCCATCATCATCCTAGCTTCAGGCTTTCTAAAGATACGCATGTATCTATCAACATAACCTGCTCCTACATCTACATCAGACTGAGTAAACAATCTAAAGATTTGAGTGAGTAAGTTCTTCTCGTTAGGGTTCATCTCCTGCCAATCTTTTACATCAGTATGTAGGGGTACAGACTCAGGCATCCAATGCATTTGATTCTGTAGTACATAGTAATCGAACATCCAAGGATTGTCGAAAGGTTTGTAATGTTCTCGTGTGTCTAGTAGGCTCATGTTTTTTTCTCGTTAAATTTTCTAATTAAATATTTTAAATTCTTGATTACGTACCCGGCATAATCATCTGTTTGTGCAAAAGGACCGTTGGTTTCATCTAGGTAATCAACCCACATTCTACTAGTAAACCCTTTAAACTCTGGTGTAAGTATATCTTTAAATTCTTCTTGTGTCATCTATCCCTCACACGCTATGCATTCAACCTCATCTAGCTTGATGCGTTGAACTTTGGTATTAACATTCTCTGCATTTCTAGCAGCATTAGTTCTAAAGTAATACAAAGACTTAAGCTTATGCATACCATACCAATGAACATCACTGACGTACTGCATGTAGTCATCGTGTATTTCTTGTTTCTCAGTAGCCGTAGGAATAGTAAAGAATAAATTAACTGACTGAGCCTGACAAATAAACTCTTGACGTTTAGAAGCATGTTCTATAATCCAAATCTGGTCAAGCTCATTGGCAGTTTTAAATATTTCTTTCTCCTTATCTGTAAGAATAGCTAGGTGTTGCACTGAACCCTCATGTCCGGCTATGTCTTTCCAAACTTCTTTAAGCTCATCTACCTTTAGGCGTTTTGTACTAAGAAGTTTTTCTAAGTATCTGTTCTTTACTTGGTACGAACCTGAGAGAGTTTTGTGTGTATAAACGTTAGCCCTGTACGGCTCAATAGAAGGAGATGTCCCACCACAAATAATACTAGAAGAGGCATTAGGAGCAACAGCGAGAAGATGAGCATTCCTCCTGCCACTACCACTGACATCAGGAGCTTCTCCACGTTCGTCTGCAAGTCTTTCAGAAGCTCTGGTAGCCTGTACCTTAATGTATTTAAACGCTTTATGGTTGAAGCCCGTAGCATAGATACCTTCAAAAGGAAGGTTGCGTGATTGGAGATACGAATGGAATCCCATCGCACCAAGACCAAGTGAACGCTCTCTGTAAGCTGAGTAGGCAGATTTAAGAAATCCTTTTTTGCCTGGCTTAATATGTTTTTGAAACCTTTTAAAGTTTGCATTGTATTCTCCTAAGTTATCTGTGTCGACAGCGTTGTCAATGTAATGTTGTAAAACATTGTCGAGCATGGTTATTAAATCTCTAATGAACATAGGGTTCTCTGACCACTCGTCAAAGTATTCTAAGTTTACACTAGACAAACAACACACGGCTGTTCGTTCTTCGTTGGTTGCTAGAGTTATTTCAGAACATAGGTTGCTTTGTTTAATCTCTAAGCCTAAAGCTTTTTGTTCTTTAGGTAAAGCTGCGTTACATGTATCAATGTTAATCATGTAAGGCTCACCCGTCTCTGCTCTAGCGTTAATGATTTGCCACCATAAGTCTCTAGCATTAACAACCTTGAGAGCTTCATGGCTTTTAGGGTCTATCAATCTCCACTCTGCATCGGCTTCAACAGCCTCTAAGAATTCGTTCGTAATGTTAATACCGTTGTGTAAGTTTAAAGACTTACGGTTAATGTCTCCACCTGATTCTTTCCGGATGTTAATAAACTCTTCAATCTCTGGATGACTGATGTCCATGTATGCTGCATAAGAACCTCGTCTTGTTACGCCTTGGTTGAAGGCTAACATCTGAGAATCTACGACATGCATGAAAGGGATAGAACCAGTAGACTTACTGCCGTGAGCAGTAGATACACCGTTACTCCTAACGTCTCCCCAATATCCACCAATACCTCCACCTGAACTTGCCAACCAAATGTTCTCGTCATAATGGTCTGATAAACCACCCCTGCTGTCAGGAACATAATTGAGGAAACAGCTAATAGGAAGACCACGACTTGTTCCCCCGTTACTAAGTATAGGAGTGCTAAACATGAACCAACATGCGGAGCTGTAGTGATAAAGTCTCTGAGCCAGTTCAAAATCTGTGACACCTTTGTAGGTTGCTCCAAAGATGGAGGCTCTTGCGAAGGCTTCTTGTGCATGTGTTTCATTCTCCCATAAGTATCTATCCTTGAGCGTATCAAGACTAAACTTATCTAAACTGTTTTCGTTACTGTAATTAATTTTTATACCAAGATATTCCTTGATACCTACTTTATCTTCAACCATTATGAGTTCTCTGTGTCGTGTACATCTAGCATAATTATAGCGTAATGTAATATTTTAAACAAGTCTTTTTTGTTCTTACCTTCTTTGTTACCATAGCGTTTAGCGTACTTCATAATGTTCCCCATAGCAAAACCTTCACCATGTCCAGAATCTATAATAACATCAGTGGCTTGGTATTTATCAGATGCATAGTGTTCGCTGTAAGTAGCATCAACATATGCTTTAAGTTCTTGTAAGTTTTTGTCTTCATTAAATTTATAGTTCATCGTTTCTCCATTCATTAGGTAAGGTATCTTCACTATACCATGTAAAATTATTTGTCTCAGCCCATTCAGCATGAGTTCTTTTTGTTCCATCTTTTCTTTTAGTAGCTCCAGGCATAGGAGCAAAAGGTTTTTGAAATAAGAATACTAGCTCCATAAAATTAGGTAATGCTTTCCTAATCCACAAGTACTTACTGTATTCAGCGTGGTCCCAGAACCTGCCCTTGGCTTCTAGTAAAATTGTTTTATCTTCAAAAGTCTTTACAAAATCTACCTCGTAAGACTTATGAATGATATATTTAATTGCTTCAAAGTGGTGTGCCCAATCTTTAAGAATGGTTTGATGAATGTCATACTCCCACTTACTGTCATACCCTTTAGGTACTCCGGTCTTCTTAGGTCTTGGTTTTCTAGGTACTCGTTTCAATGTAACACTCTAGTATTTCTAACCGTAACTTCACAGTTTAAAATTAAAGCCAATATCTCAAGAGATTCAGTATCTATATTATCAAGAGACTCATTCTCTTCTTGTAAAACTTTACCTAATTTAATTATTGCATTTTCTAAATCAGTTTTCATTAGTCAAGTCCTCGACAGTTATATCGTTTATAGTTTTATGTTTAAGTAATTTTTTAATTTTTTTATTAATCCACTTTAAAGAAAAAGCAGACAACATTAATTTACCATTAGTATAAATATGAGTATCTTTAGGAACTAAATTATATGCTTGTTCCATTGTAAGTTTCTTTGCTTCTTCTTCCGATACCAGAGTTTTTATCCAGTCAATTAAAAGAACTAAAGATTTTTTTCTTATAAGCTTTGTTTGTCTTCCGTTCATAGTACCTCCTGTACATTAGGAATTTTCTTTATTGTTGTAAAATATACTGGTCCCGTTGAGTATTGAAACCCTCTTAATCCTTGACCATCGTTTGATTCTTTATGACATTCAAACTTATAAGGACACCAAGTACATCCCCTAGCTAACTTCATGTTACCAGCTTTACCTTCTGCTATAGGTTCATAACAAAACTCAGGTGGTTGCTTTTTCTTAACAATAGACTTAATAGATTTAATACGTTCTTTAATGTTAGG